CATTTGAGTTTTTTTCTTTATTGTTCATCCTATTTCTTCCTTTACCTCGTTTAATTTTTCTGAAAGTTGATTTTCTACAAACTTATATACCCTGTCAGATGCCTCTTTTGCTGTTTCGTCTTCATGCTTATAATCTGTAACTTGACAGTCAAGACGCAGGGATTGAAAATTGCCCGTATTAAGCGTGTATCCAATGCCCCATTGTACTTTTGTTGGCTCCATTAAAAACCTTTCCGTTGCTGTATGAACTCAGGATATCAGGTAAACGTTACAATGTCAACACTATATGGTTTCAGAAAATATTGGAGTAAATCTTCCAGTTTCATCTTTTGTATATAGTAGCATTCCGTCCCCCATAGCGTATCTCAACTCTTGTTCTGTGGGGGTTTTGTTATTTGTAATTAATCCATCTTTTCTTTTTGCCCCGTGATGTATCTGAGACATTGCCCTTCTCGCTTCCATTATAACTTCTTCTGAGTAATATGACAAGTAGTGAAAAGCTCTTTCCCCGCCTGGAAGTTCACCCGTAGGATTTGGAATCATCCCCCTCAAAACAAGTCTTGGGATGTGTTTTCTGTGACAATTCAAAAGAATAGACGTTTCCTTTACGGTAAAGGCTCTTTTTCTTTTTTTCTTAAACTCTACAATGGTTGTGATTTCTTTTTTATCTTTTGTAAGATTATATAATGTAACAATTCCAGCAGCCCTGCTTATGTGTTCAATTCTAACAAGATCACTATTCAAAAACCACACTTTTCTCCTTGGCCTTCTTATAACGGTGATATTGTTGTTTTGGACTTCTTCTTCTCCGTATCCAATAGCCACTGTGCCTCCTTGTTATCTGGACCCCAATTATGATAGAACTTTCTTTTCCCACAAATAATGCAAAAGGTTTCTATATGTGTTTCAGAACTGAACATTCTGTCAACAAAAACCTTACCCTTGCATCTTTTACAGCATAACATGGTGGCAAGTATATCACATTACGCAGGAATCCCAATTGCAACGATATTAATTGAAGTTGATACTTGACCAGAGGAGTTAAATCTGACAATCCCCTCTACTCTAGTTGTGGAGACTGAGGTAATTACCGCAGAGACATCATTACCAATAGTGCTTGTACCAATATTTACTGGGGTTGCAGTTACTACGGGAGTGTATTTAAAATCTGATGCAAAGTCAATGGCCCAGGGCTTTGTTGTGTTTGCTGTGACAGTTTCTTCAGTTACGATGTCTTTGTATCCCGCGTAAAACTTGGCATTATTATTTTTCATGTCTTGTCTTCCAACAGCTCTAGTATCAACGGTTGTGTAGTTATAGGATGCTGTAGAAATTGTATCTGATATATCATTAACTGCATTTGCAATTTGATAAAGATAGGTTACGTCAAGTGGTTGACCACGATCTGGTAAAGGAACTTTAGCCATTCTTACTCCCTGCTTCTGTCATTTAACAATTATACCACTATAGGGTAGTTATTAGAGCATCATACATTCTTAGAGGGAACCCAGTAAACGATCCAGTTCCAGTGGGCGTTCCCGTTAAACTGATTTTGTTGGTATTGTCCAACGAGTCCTGCACTGTGGGGAACAGGGCAATTGTTGTGTAGTCTATCGTTCTTGTGTAGTATGTGGTATTGTTCGTTAGCCCGCCGATGGGGGTAGACGAAAGATACAGCTCTGGAGTTCCTGTGCTATATCCGTGCCCCCTTCCAAAATTGATATAGTCGTTCGTAGTGTCTACTGTCGTGATGCTTTGAACAAACTCATAAACCTGTTCGTATCTAATTATTGGTCTGCCTGGCCTGTATACCTCTGCATACATATACTTAATGCTATTTCTAGTGGTACCCGTAGCATCAATGTATTGACTTGGAATGTTAATGTTGGTGGAGGTGCTACTGGTTCTTTCAACATAGATCCAATCGCTTGGATTTACTCCTGCAGTCCCTGCCCACCTAATCCATAGATCATACATTTCCACTGTTGAAAGATAACTAAACTCTTCAGAAACCATCTTATATCTTGATACGGAGTCCCAGGTCACCCCCACAAAGGTTAATCCTACTTTTTCTAAATACATATACCCAGGAATCTCCAGCGTACCCCTCTGAAAGATAATCTCTGGATCTACTTCATAAATTGGTGACCAGTAGGAGAAGTTGTTCTTGTTATCCGATATCAGTCTATATCTTACGTTGTACTTCTGAGTATAAACATCTATCTCTTGAAAAAGACTTTCTGAAATTGATACTTGTGGCATCTATCCCACACCCAGGTTAAACCTAAACTCAACATAGTTGTTTGTGTTTTGATACTTGTATAGTGGCTCTCCGCTGTCTGTCCGTACAACGGAATACCCCACCATCCCATAAATGGGGTTTACTGTGGTGTCGTTTTCAATTCTTAATCCCTCTAGTTCAACGTAGTGGTTTGAGGATGTAGATGTTTCTCCGCTGTCTGTATCTACTACCGATGCAAAAACTCTTGCAACCCTTACCTGCTGGGAGCTAAAGTCTGGGCTGGTAACTAAACTAGAAATGGGTATGTTTACTACCTTATACCTATCGTTAGTAAAATCTGCCCCAGCCACATATATTTCTGCCTTTGCAAAGCCAGTGGTAATTGATGTTTCATTTCTGTAAAACTCAATAAGTATCTTTACATAGTCGGGGACTCCGTTTCCCACATTGTCTTTATCTATTAGGCTAAATGCCAGGGATATGTTGTCAGAGGGGGAGTTTCTGGAAATATCAAAGTTAATGGCATTAAGGTGAATGTGTGTTGATCCTGAAAACAATACGGTACCCGTTGCAGAAGTAGATGCTACGGTTCCAGCCAAAGCATAACCAATTGTTGTATCGGTTCTTGCAGTAACCACATGAACTCCGTCAAAATCTACATCGGAAATGTCTACGGTTATGCTGTCTCCAACACTAATAAGATGAGTCCCCGCTGTTAAGGTTGCCGTTCCTCCAGTTTTTTCTTTATTTGTTACCGTATATGTTGGGTTTTCCCCCTTCCAAGATCCATTAGATCCTTGGATTATTGAAGAGTCCCCCCTTAAAAGAATTTTTGAATCAAGGAATCGTGGCCCCTCCCTTCTGTTTTTACGAGCAATTCCAGAGAACACACTGTCACTACTCAAAGCCCTAAATTGTCTTAGGAGTGTTGTAATGTCCCCCGTTAACCCTAGTGGGCTTGGGGTTGTTAGGGTAGAGATGGATGTACTGTGGGACTGCCAGTCTTCTGAAAAGTTAAACACAACCCTACTGCCAAAACCTTCTGCAAGGCTGTTGCTTCCAGACGACCACAATCCTATTTCTGTGATGTCATATCTATTCTCTTTTGGAAGCTCTGCCGTAAATGCAACCTTTGTAGTCCCATTATCATCAACAAATCCTTTGGAGGATATGGGTACTCGGATCATCTCAAAATCCATCTTTGTTTTTGCTGCCAGTACACTGGAGCTTGGGGCAGCGTCGTTTGCATCTAGCGGTACTGCTCCGCAACCAATAGATATGTGGCTTGCATACCCTGGGACTTGCCCCAAAAGGTACTTGGATATAATTTCTTTTCCTGAGTCTGTAATCATAATATAATCCTTGTCAATGTTCCGCTTTGAGAAATTTCAACCTCAATATTTTCCTCTAACCTAATTATATCAACTTTTGCAATTAAATTTCCCTCATCATCAAAATATGGCTTACTCATTCCCCTTGAAACCAAATCTATACTTGATTTTGCAAATTCATTGTCTGATATTGCGTCAGTAGCAATGATGTTGTTTGGATTAAACCTTTGCCTCAGTCTTGATAGATTTGCTATAGGGCTGTAAGAAACACCTATTCCATCAATTAGATCATGTCTAGATAGGTTAATCAGCTCTGTTCCGCCAAGTTCTTCAAAAAATCTTTCAGTGATATAATCTCCAGATGTGACTATATCTGGGTCTAAAACAATATCTGGATCTGCTTGTTTTATTCCAGTTGGTGCTATATAAGAACTTGTTGTTACCCATGGATTCGGGGGTGTTGGTGCTGGGGCTGGCGGGGAGTTCGCTGGGGTTGGCGAGGAGGCTACGGGGGAAGATGTGGCAGGAGTTGAAATACGAGAAAGTTCTGCTTGAAACTGATTAATAATCTGTTGGGCTTGAGGAGCCTCTGGTGTGCCAGCGTCTACCTGTCTTTGGTGCTGAGCAATAGAAGCCTCAAGATTTTCACGGTACCCCATCCTTACACCTCCACCAAGTATAACGTAGTTGATAGACCCGATTGGTCTTTTTTATATTCCATATTATACACCACAAACCTTGTGGTAGTTGGAGAAATTACGCTAATTCCAGCACCCTGATTGTCCTTATAGTCAATTGCCAAAATGTCTCCAAGTTGCAAGTTTGTTGTTGCAAATGTGTTAAT